ATGCCAGCAGAAGCATTTACCCTCGGACGGTTAGAACCAACAAAGTCAAGTGTTGGTGGATTAAGAGCCGTATATTTTATTTCAAGCGGCTACATTAGCCCTTCTACTTTTGTTTACGGTACGACTACTTTATCGGATGTTATTGTGTCCAATAGTGGGGCTGCAACAATTACAGCAGTTAAGTACGATTTAGTCGGAACAAATACGTTTGAACAACCTTTCACAAGTTCACGTACAAATGGAACTACATTTTTCACGCAAAAATTATCTATACAGTTAAAGAAATTAAATGCGGTAAGCCACCACCAAACGAAGCTTTTAGCTTACTCAAGACCTCAAATGATTATTGAAGATAATAATGGAAATTTATTTTTTGCAGGATTAGAGCAAGGTATGGATGCTACAGGCGGAAACATAGCTACGGGGACAGCAATGGGAGATATGTCAGGTTATACTATTGAATTTGAAGGCATGGAAAAATTAGCCGCAAATTTTTTAACCGGCGCAATTACAACGGTGATTGGAGGTGCTATCACAGTAGGAACTTAATCTAAAATTATAATATTAAAAACCCTCTAATTAAGAGGGTTTTTTTTTGAAACGTTTTTACTATTTTTTCGTTTAATAATTATGATAAAATTATCAAAATCTACAAGCGCACAGCAAGTGTCTTTTATTCCAAGAAGTATGGACGCTTATTCTATTGTTTTAAGAAATGAAAGCACACAAGTAGAGACCGTTTTAACCCCTGAATTTTATAATACCGAATATTATTTAACGGCAAATATTGTTTTTGACTTACTTGAAAATCATTTTTATAACTTCACGGTAAAAAATGCATCGGGAAATATAATTTATTTAGACAAAATTTTCTGCACAAATCAAAGTACAGAAAGTTATTCAATTAATAATGGAGCGTATGTCAATGCGGCTGCATCAAATACGATAATATATGAGTAGTCACTTTATACAATTAGAAGCCTACAACCCTCCAAAAGCGGTTGAAAATAAACGGGAAGATTGGGTTGGGTTTGGAGTTAAAAATGATTATTATGAATTTTTAATAGACCGTTACAATAACAGTGCTACTAACAATCAAGTTATAAATAATATTGTAAAATTAATTTATGGCAAAGGATTAGACGCAAAAGACGCATCAAGAAAGCTAAGCGAATATGCTCAAATGAAAGTGCTTTTTAGTAAGGAAACTGTTAAAAAAGCAACTAAAGATATGTATCTTTTAGGGCAATGCGCTTTGCAAGTTATTTATGCTAAAAACAAAAAAACTATTGTAGAAGTACAGCATATTCCTGTACATTTATTAAGACCGCAAAAATGTAACGCTGAAGGCGTGATTGAAAATTATTACTATTCAGACAATTGGATGAAATTAAGGGATTTTCCAGCTAAACCAATACCTGCTTTTGGTTATGGAGGTAAAACTTTAGAAATATTAATGATTGGAAACTATACGGTAGGTCAAAAATATTTTAGCTCGGTATCTTACATTGGTGGATTAAGTTATGCAAAATTAGAAGAAGATATTTCAGAATATTTAATTTCGCTAGTCGAAACAGGATTTTCTCCTTTGAAAATTATTAATTTTTCGAATGGAGTTCCAAACGAGGATTTGCAAAAAACAATAGTTGAAAGCGTAAAAGCAAAAGCAACGGGATCTAGTGGCGACAAATTAATAATAGCGTTTGGAGCAGACGAAACGAAAAAAGTAACTATTGATAGCGTGCCAATTGACAATGCGGCACAGCAATACGAATATTTAAGCAACGAAGCAAGGTCTAAAATAATGTTATCTCACGGGGTAACTTCTGGATTACTATTTGGTATTCCTTCTGCAAATGGATTTAGTTCTAATGCAGATGAATTAAAGACCGCATTTATATTATTTGATAATAATGTAATTATACCTAACCAAGAACAATTTTGTGACGGCATAGATAAGATTTTAGCTTATAATGGTATTGGTTTAGATTTAACATTTAAACCTTTAAATCCTTTAATAGATGCTGTACAGGCAATAGTTGCTACTCCTATTCAAATGAGTGAAGAAGTACACGATCATTTTGATATTGATAGTTTGGAAGGAGAGTCGATAAGTGAAGAATGGGAGTTAGTAGATAAAAGAGAATATTCAGATAAAAATATATCTATTGAAGATTGGGCAAATAATTTAATAGTTGAAAAGAAAACAACATTACAAAAATTAGCTGATATAATTAAATCTAATCCAAGTGCAAAAAGTTATTTAGATAAAGATATTTATAAAGTACGTTATGAATATTCAGAAATAGCAGGAACTGATAGAGCTAAATCAAGAGGTTTTTGTAAACAGATGATGTCAAGAACATCAAGTGGAGTAGTGTACAGAAAAGAAGATATTGATCAGGCATCATTTCAAGGAGTTAATAATACATTTGGACACGAAGGTCAAAATTATTCTTTATGGTTATATGTTGGAGGAAAATATTGCCATCATTTTTGGAGTGAGAACCTTTATAGATTAAAAACAAAAACAGATGGAACTCCTTATGTAGATAAAGCATTATCTTCAAGTGAAGAAGTTAATAGTATTGCAGGATATAAACCATCTCCAGCAGGATTAGAAATAGCTAAAATTGCACCAATTAATAGACCAGGTAGAGGAGAATATCCACAATAATATAAGATATGGCAAAAGCACTGTTTATAACCGACAAAGAATTGAAGCAGATGACTGTTTTAAATGGGAATTTAGACCCCGATAAAACAAAACAATTTTTAATTATAGCACAGGACACGCATTTATACAGCTATTTAGGCTCTAAATTGTTTAAAAAAATAAATGATGGTATAGTGGAGGCTAACTTAAGCGGTAATTATTTGACTTTGTTAAATGACTATATTAAACCTATGGCAATTCATTGGTCAATGGTTGAGATATTGCCTTTTATTTCTTATGCGGTTGCAAATAAAGGGGTTTTTAAACACGCCTCTGAGAATAGTACAGCGGTCGAAAAGTCTGAAATTGACTATTTAGTAGAAAAACAAAGACAAATAGCTCAAAATTATACTCAAAAATTCATAGATTACATGGTAATAAATTACGCACTTTATCCAGAGTATTATTTAGATCAAACAAATGAGCAAATCCCAAACACTAGTGCTAACTTTGGAGGTTGGTATTTAAATAAATAGATAAAATATGGAGTTTTTAAATTTTACGCATAAAAAGGGAGATACGTTTGAATTAGTAAATTTTGCTTTACTTGTTAATTCAGTAGCTTTAAATTTAACTGGTTGCACGTTAAGAATGCAGTTAAGAAAAGAATTTGGAGGTGTAATATTTCTTTCTTTAACTTCGGTTGGAAGCGCAGGAATTACAATTACAAATGCTGCTGGTGGTTTATTTAAAATAAACAAACAAATAATTAATATTGATGCCAACGCTTATATTTATGATATTGAATTAATTAAAGCAGATGGTACTGTTAAAACATATATAAGTGGCAATTTTTATATAACTAATGATATAACAAGATAAAATGGCAAACGATATAATAGACATAAATGTTTACGAAACGGTAGAAACGGTTGCAATAACAGTACAACCTAATTTAACTACTATTAATGTAAATTCTGTTACTGGGGGCGCAAATTTAGACTATACGCCAAGCCCTACAAATGGAATTGTATCTAGCGATTCAGGTACGGATGCTACAATACCTTTAGCAGATTCTACAAATGCAGGTTTAATAAGTCCATCTGAAAAGATTAAATTAGCAGGAATAGCAACAGGAGCAGAAGTAAACGTAAATGGTGATTGGAATGCAGTTAGTGGTGATGCTCAAATACTTAATAAACCAAGTGTTCCAAGTATTGCTGGATTGGCTACTATAACCTATGTAGACACTCAAGACGCATTAAAATCAAATATAGCATCGCCTACTTTTACCGGAACGGTTAGTGGAATTACTAAAACAATGGTAGGATTAGGTAGTGTAGACAATACTTCGGATGCGTTAAAACCAATTAGTACAGCTACACAGACCGCTTTGAATTTAAAAGAAGATAAAGTAACTGGCAAATCTTTGATTGCAGATAGTGAAATCACTCGTTTATTGACGCTTTCAAATTTCGATAATAGTTCTAATGTTACCACATTAAATAACAAAGAAGATAAAGTTACGGGGAAATCCCTTATTTCAGACACGGAAATCACTCGTTTAGCTACGCTTTCAAATTTCGATAATAGTTCTAATGTTACAGCTTTAAATTTAAAAGAGGATAAAGTTACAGGCAAATCATTAATTGCGGATAGTGAAATCACTCGTTTAGCTACGGTTGTTAATTTCAATAATAGTTCTAACGTTACAGCTTTGAATTTAAAAGAGGATAAAGTAAATAAAAATGTAGCCAATGGTTATGCGGGGCTTGGAACGGACGGTAAATTAATATCAAGCCAATTACCAAGCATTACTATATCTGAAACTTTTGTAGTAGCGAGTCAAGTTGCTATGTTAGCAATAGTAGGAGAAACTGGAGACGTTGCTGTAAGAACTGATTTAAACAAGTCCTTTATTTTAAAAGGAACAAACCCAGCCGTTCTATCTGACTGGCAAGAATTATTGACGCCTACAAGTGCGGTGACAACTGTATTTGGGAGAAACGGAGCGGTAATTGCACAATCAGGCGATTATACAAAAGCACAAGTAGGACTTCCGAATGTAGACAATACTTCGGATTTACTAAAACCAATCAGTACAGCTACTCAAACAGCTTTGAATTTAAAAGCAAATGATAACGCCGTGGTTCACTTAGCAGGAACTGAAACAATTACGGGCATTAAAACCATTGCGCCACAAAGTCAAGATGAGGCTTTTAGTGGGGCTCGAAATATGTTGACGGTTATTAATAGTGATACACAGAGCGAGGATAACTATGTTGACGGTTATGCTCTTTATGTTCAGTCTAGTGGTCAGGGTATTAGGTCTGATGTATTTGGACAAGGAACTGCTGTTCTCGCTGCTTCTAATACAGGAACCGGTCTTGTTGCTTCTTCTGGTACCGGAACTGGTCTTGTTGTTTCTTCTAGTTCTGGAACTGGTGTTATCGCTTCTTCTAATGGAGTTCAAACTGCTATTTCTGCTTCTTCCAATGGAACTGGAACTGCTGTTGTTGCTAATTCTAATGTAGGAACTGGTCTTGTTGCTTATTCTAATCTAGGAACCGGTGTTATTGTTTCTGCTACTTCTGGAACACCAATTCAAACCTACGGAAACGGAACAGGAAAACCATCAGTTGAAAATAACCTCGGAAACTCAAATAAAGGTTTAGTTGTAAATTCAGGCGCAAGTTCAACAGGAAATCCTATCGAACATAATAAAAATGGTACAATAAACTACACGGTAAACCAAGCAGGGGAAACAACAGGTTCAAAATTCATCAAAACAGGAGCTACTGAAACAAACATACTTTTAGCAGGTGGTTCAGATATAACTCAACTTAGTTTGCCAATTAGTACAGCTACACAGACCGCTTTGAATTTAAAAGCAAACACTACTGATTTAACACTTCAAAGAGTTACAACAGGGGCTGGAGCGAGCACTACTACGAATCCTATTGCGGTTAATACGAATCAAGATATTGGCATTGCTGCTACTGGAGCAGCTTACGGAATCGTTGCTGGAAGTGTAGAAATTGGAATTTTGAGTGAGGGTGTGCAATCTGGAATTATTGCTAAAGGAGGAGAGTACGGGATTCGTAGTTTTGCCCAAACAAACACAGGTGTTGCTGGTAAATTTGAAGTGCCATTAACATCCACCGCAAACATAGCTGAATTCACAAAAGACAATGTGACAATATCCGCTATTCAAAACACAGGTAAAATTACGGCAGTAGCAGGAACAGCAAGTACAGACGTAGTGGTTAAGAGTCAATTAGATTTGAAGGCAAATATAGATTCTCCAACTTTTACAGGAACGGTAGTATTACCAAGCACCACCTCAATAGGCGCAATTACAAATACAGAGTTGAGTTACGTAGATGGGGTTACAAGTTCAATTCAAACGCAATTAAACGGTAAACAAGCAACGCTTACGAATCCAGTTACAGGAACAGGAACAACGAACTTTTTATCAAAATTTACAGGAACAACTGCTTTAGGTAATAGTCTTTTATTTGATAACGGAACAAATGTAGGTATTGGTACTACTAATCCTCGCGCTAGATTAGATTTAGCAACACCTGATAATCCTGTTACTGCTACGAATTTATTAAGTTTTAGGAATATTAGTGATTTTGGTATTTATGCTACATCTATAAGTGTAGGAAGTAGAGGCAATACATTAGATTTTCTTGCGAGGGATTATAATTTAGGAGCAGGAGTAGCAACAAGAAATGTATTAAGTTTAAGACCAGAAGGCAACGTAGGTATAGGAACAACCGCACCAACATCAAAACTTCAAGTGGTAGGATTGGTAGATTATGCAACAAACGCTTTAGCAATTGCAGGGGGCTTGACAGTAGGTGCTTTTTATAGAACCTCAGAGGTTGTTAAAGTAGTAATATAATAAATAAATAAACATTATGAAAAATTGGAAAACAACCCTATTGGGTATCTTAGGAGCAGGAGTAGTCCTTGCAACAGCTAAAGGCTGGATTGATAAAGAAATCGCAGCCTTTGTAGGTTCAGCAATTGTGGCTTTATTTGGAATAGCCACACAGGACGCAACTTCTCGTTTAGTCGGCACAAGACCAAATGATAGGAAAGTCTAAGGTATTGTTATATCTTGCCTTGGCAATAAGCTTAATCACTTATTTGTTTTGGCAAGATTTACCAAAAGGCTCTTTTTACATTGGAAATTCTTTGTTTATATCTTTTCTTTGCTTATTTATTTTTCTTAATTTTAAAAAATGTTTTCTTACATTTGTACTATTAGGGTTTAGTTTAAATAATTTACTCGAAGAATTGTTTTTCAATCCTACAAAATTTGAAATAAACGAAATTTTAGTTTTAATAATTGTACCATTAATTTGGTTTTTAAATAATAAAAAATGCCTTTAAAAAATTTAGTTGAAGAGTCTAATATACTTTTGATGAAAATTATATTACCCGCCTTTATTGCGGTAGGCATTAAAATTGCAATAGAGATGAAAAGAACAAGTAAAAAAGTTTCTTGGCTAAACGTTATTTTATCTTTATTAATAGGCGTTGGAGGGGCTTATGTCTCTAGCGATATTATAATTCAATCGGTTGATTTAAAATACATATCAATAATTATAGCTTTGGTTGCGATTATATCAGATAAAATAGGAGAGTTTTTAATCTACAAATTTAACGTTGATGGATTTTTAACGGCTTTTGCGGATATGCTAATAACTAGTTTGACTAAGAAAAAATGAAAAATATATCAAAGTACATTACCTATCAAGAAGCTGTAACAAGTCAAACTGCAGTAAGAAATAAGATTGCAAACGTTCCAAACAACAATGAATTGTTAAATATGGAATTAGTTGCTATTCGAGTTTTTGACGTTGTACGGGAGCATTTTGGAGTTCCGTTACGGGTTTCAAGTTTCTTTAGATGTTTGCTTTTGAATAAAGCGGTCCGTGGCTCTAAAACTTCCCAACATTGCAAAGGTCAAGCAATAGATATGCAAGGCACAGGTAAAGTTACAAATAAAATGATTTTCGATTATATAAAAGAAAATTTAGACTTCGACCAATTGATTTGGGAATTTGGAAACGATGAGAATCCTGCCTGGGTTCACGTATCGTATGTATCAAAAAAGAAAAATAGAAAACAAATAATACGTCTAGAATGAAAGATAAAAAATGGTTTCAAATCTTAAAAAAGATAGTCTTATTTATTCTTCCAGTAGTAATAAAAAATCAAAAAGGAATTAAAGGGACAGCTAACGAGGGTAAGATTGACGAAATATTTAAACCCCTCGATTGAGGGGGTTATTTATATTTAGTTGTTAATAATCCGCACCAGCCGATAACCGCACCTACACGCAAGTTTTGTGAAAAACAAAACCTGCAAGTGTAGCTGCAAAACGTTAGCACTCATTTTGAGAAACCAACGTATCCGAAAGTTTTAGCGTAAAACATCTATCTGTTTGCTCGTAAGTATATCCGTAATGTTTACAAGCTCCTGACTTTCCGTTTTTTGCTTCGTATCCTTTGCAAAGTGTACCGCATCCGCTTTCTGACTTTTCGCCAACTTCTCCAAAGTGTTTGCAAAAGAAGTATGGTGCGTTTGTTTCTCGTTCCGCTAAAAACAAATCTATTTCAGTAATTCCATTAAATAACATATAATCAATGTGTGCATTTAATTTCCAACAACTCGCATCATCTTCACGAAAGAAAAAACGAGTGCTAACAGCACCTACCAAAAAGGCGGGGTTCTGTGCTTCGGTTGAAAGTTTTTCGGTTAATTGATATTTTTTCATTCTAATTAAATTTAGTGGTTAAAATCCCGCCCTTCGGGTATCTGCAAAACGTTATAAGCCATTTTAGGACAGTGCTAACATTACACTTTCGTAATTAGAAATAGCTTCCTCAAAAGTATCTCCAAAAGCGTAATTGTTTGAGGATTGTAGGTCTTGAAAATCTAATCCGTGACAGCAAAAAGCATTACCGTCTTTTTCGACTTTGATTTTCCACCAATCCTTTTCAATGTTATTACTTCCGCAACTATTGCAAACAAATCCACCCCCAAAACTAAAAGGAAAACAACTATTTGATTTACCACATTTAAAAACGTGAGTAAAAGCAATTCTATCTTCCTTTGCCATTTTCTTTGCGTAATTATACCCTTGTTGTTCTGCATACCATTGGCTTATATCTCCATAGTCTGCTCTTTTTGGTTCACCGCTCCCGTGAATAAATTGATTAAATCCACCCATTACATTTGAGTTCGCCTTGATTAATTCTTGTGCTGTTTTTAAGTTTCCCATTATTTGAAATTTGTGAAGAAAAACGGCTTATAACAGCACATACCCAAAAGAGGGGCTTTAGTGGTATTATCAAGTGTAGTTCTTCGGTTTAACATTTGTTGTTATATTAAATTTTGTGCTTTGTAACCCCCTCCTTCGGGTATCTGCAAAACGTTACCAGCAATTAGACATCGAAACCCTCCATCATTAATTTGTTATGTAATATTTCAAGTCTTTCTCGTGGACTAAATAGAATATTGAAATCTTCCCACTTCATTCCACAAATTAATGATGATACGTCTTTTAGTGCCATTTTCTGATTAATCGATAATGATTTAAACCAACTAACTGCTGGTAACACATTATTTGCGTCAGTGGGGGTTTCGTTTTTCAATTTATCTTTTTGCATATTATTAAAATTTAGTTTAAATTACCTGCTACTTCTTATAACAGGTACTTGTAAATACCAGCCGAAATTGTGTTGGTGCGTAGGATAGCATCTACAAGCACCGATATGTTAGTGGTCAGTTTGACCAAGCAACGTGATAACCACAACGGAAGGAACTTGATATTCTACATTGGCAACGTAAAACAAAGTTTCTTTTAAATCTCCAAAAACATTAGGAGCATCAATATTTTTAAACATTATTAAATTTGTTTCAACTGGAATATAAACAGGATTCCAATCTCTGTGAATTTCTTTTTGCTCCTTTGTAACATAAATTACAACCAATTCTTTTTTATTATTTTTCATTGTTTTTAATTTTTTTAAATAGCTTTTGAATAAACTTTTTACTTTCTTTAATTTCTTTTTTTGAAAAAACACAATCAACCATTTTGTTAATAGCGTTTACAGTTTCTTCTGAAATATTTTTATCACAATTTATATGAGAAATTGCAGGATGAAAAACCGAACCGCTAACAGCATTTTGTGGCAAGTGCGGAGTTTGAGAATTATCTGAAATCATAAGTTTTAATTTTAAAGTTATTGATTATTTGTTGTGGTCTGTGTTTAATCGTCCGCACCTGACCACAAGATGCAAAACGTTATGCCTCAGTTTAGAGAATCGAAAAAACGAAATAAAAATGGATAAAAAATTTTTAAAAGAACTATTTAATAATCTTGAACAATCACAAGAAAAAAAAGACAATTCATATTTTGAATATTTTAAATCCATTTCAACTCTTTCTGTTGGTTTAATAGGTTTATTAATTGGGTTAAAATCTTCTCCGATTCCGAATCAAGAAGCAAAAATTGCTTTTCTGTTAGCGATAATTTTAATCGCACTATGTACCCTTTTTTCATTAGCAATTCGATTTTACGAAATAGACGCTTACAAACAAGAGGTTGAACTTCGTAAATCGAACATATTAAAATACGTCGAGAACCCTTCCGAAAATAACTTGCAAATTGGCAGTTTAAATAAACACAAGTTTTATAAGTTTTGCGAAATAGCGACATTTGTTTGTTTGATATTATCCATTTTAGCATTGATATCATATATTTATTTTTTAGAATTTTAAAATTACTTCTGACTTAAACGGTGCGGAAGTGGAACCGAAAAAAAAACCGAAGCCCTAACAGCAGTTACAAGAAAGGGCAAAATTTATTAGTAACATCACGTTCACGTTTCGCATTAA